ATCGCAGTGTAGCATCGGGATGTTTGGCATAAACTTCTGCTGCTAGTGTATACCAACTTTGACTAAACTCTATATGCCCCTTTACTTCTGGCATAATAGCTTCCATAGCAAGAACTTTCACTTGCGATGGCAGCGGATCTTTAGGACCAACTGTGCCGGCATTTGTACCTACATACCAATGTGTTTCTTTTGCAGCCATTTCCCATGCTGCCTTGTGTCCTTTGTGTGGAGGATTGAATCTTCCAAATATAAGTCCTACTGTTTCACCTGGTGCTTCAAATAGTTGTCTTAGTTTCATTATGCTACGCCCGATCTATTATATGCTTCACGCCACTCTTCTTCTGACATAGGATAAACGTGTCCTGTTTCCCATCTTGCCATTGAAGTTGCTAGTGCAATAGCAGCATCTTGATTTGCTAAAAAGTTAGCAACTGTTTCCTGAGTATCTATTCCTCTACTTTGCATATATCTTATATAACTTGTTACATTGTTATTGCCAGTCCAAGTACTTAATGCATCAGCAAGTGTTTTTCCTCTATAAAGAGATCCATCTAGCAATGCAAATAGAGCTGCTGCGCCATTAATTTTATTTGGAAACATTGCTATTCTATGTCCTCCGCCAATTCTTGCGCCTGTGTCTTCTCCGCCAAAACGTCTTTGCCAACTTGCTGGATACATACCACCTGGATTGTTAAATCTTATTGTAGCAGCACGACTTTCTCTACCATTAAAACTTCCACTAGTTGGTTGTAAATCATCAACTGGTTGAATATCAATCTGTTGTCTTCTTGCTACTGCTGTAGGGTTTTCTTTGGGTTCTGCTGTTTTTATTTGTTCTAGTTCTCTAGCTGACATAGAATTAGCAGGGGTGCTTATATTAAAGTCTGTTTTATATGCTGCTACTGCTCTTGTAGTTCTTGGACCATATTTTCCATCTATACCTGTATTACCTACAGTGTATCCTAGTTCCTCTAGCTTGGTTTGTAAAGCACGTACAGCATCCTTTTCTTCTTGCGGATAAGGAGGCCCGGCTTGTAATTCTACACCAACATTATTTTCTACAATTTTAAAATCATTGTATCTCATGACGGTGTCCATCTTTTTCTTGGCACTAATTTTACGTTTCCGTATTTTTTGCCCATATCGGCATAACGTACACGACCTTCGCCGTTGGTATCCCAAATATCGCCCTGCTCGCCTTCTAACTGATCAATAACTTCGTCTTTCATACGTTGTATCATTTTAACAAGTGAAAAAATACTATCTAGTGCATTATTATGTTGCTTGTTTAGATCGTTTATTTTTTGTTGCTTTGGCGCACTAACTCTACTATTTTGTAGCCACTCGAAAAAATGCTGTTGACTTAAACTATCTAGTTGTTTGGCTTTTGCAGTTTGATTTACATAGGTGTAAATTATATTTTTTAGATCACTTAATCCTGCTACACTTTCTAAAAATGGATCAATTTTATTTTTAGCACTATTAGCAAATTGTTCAACTTTATCTATTGCACCTAAGTTTACATTAACTTTTTTGTTGTTGTAAACTGGACCTAATACAATTAAATCGTTTGTTTTGTCAAACGCACTAAAATCTTGCATAGGTTCTTGTGAACTATCAGGTGCGCCAAATGTAGGAAAATATGCATGTCCTACTACCATTATTTTTGCACTGCTGATTTTCCTTCCAAGATCGCTATCTGCTTTTACATGATAACAAGTTTGAGATTTTGGATTAGGACAGAATGTATATACACCATTATCTTGTTCTGGTGGATTTAAAAACAGTCCGTCTGCGTAAACATACCCAACAAAATCTTCGGGTGTAGCACGATCAAAAAATTCATAAAGACTAGCAAATTGATTACCAAATTCTTTACGTGCTTCAATTTCTTCTGGAGTTTTAGGCGAACCTGATTTATTAATAATAAAATCTGCTACTTCTTCTGGCGAAGTTGCAGCGGCACCTTTCGCCCAAGCATTATGTCCTGCTAATACAAGCGGCCCGCCCTTTTCAGCTCTACCCCAATATATTTGTGGATTGCCATCCCATTTCATGCGTATACTATTAGCACCGCTTTCTGTGGCAATATCTTTAAGATGTTCTAAAGCTTCTATAGTTCCACTTACTCCATAGAAAAAAACTAGGTCTTCTAGATGATTAAATGCTCTACCTAATTGTTTTGCTTCTACTAAACGGAACTCTTGATATCTCATTGATCTAATTCGTCCTTAATAATCTGCCCAGCTATAACACTACGTTCGCCTTTATTGATTAAAGTTTTTGGATCATGTGGTATTTTATATTTTTTACAATACTCTGTTATACCTGTATTGATCATCTTGTTTATAAGGTTACGATCAATTGCTTTGATATTTTTTTTGTTCAATTGAATATGGTCTGATATTGGAAAAAAATGTTTTCTATAAAACATAGGATCGTTACGCATAAAGATAACCAAATCTTCTCCTAAATCAAATGGCAACGGTTCAAAGATAGGTCTATCTTTGTCTATTTCCATATCATGAAATTCGTTAATTTTTACCATTTTCTGCAACTCCAATATCTTGCCTTATGACGCGGCCCCGGATTAGAACAGTTATGTCTTGCACGGAAACTTTTTCTACGTGCAGCATTACTTTTTTTGATTTTAGCACCTTTTTGTCCAAAGTTAACTTTGACTACATTGCCCTTTGGATTTTTAACGTATACTTTAAACTTCTTGGTATCGCCTTGCATAGGCTTGCCTAGTTTAACTTTACGACCTTGGTACTCTGCTTCATCTAATTCTTCGTCTTCGTTGTAATACAAAACTCCATAGTCTTCATAAAATTTATCATCATCGTCGTATGTTTGTTCTTCAATACTTTCTCGTGGTTCTGCTAATGTTCTTAATGCATCCATTTCTTTTGACGTTAATACTATTCGCTCGTCAAATTCTACAGCTGCCAATGCTTGTGCAAATCGTCTGTCTCTTATTAGCTGTGCTATTTGTTGTCTTGCTTCTGCTTCAGATGGTCTTGAGTTTATATTACTAATAGTACTTGGAGCTGAAGGACCAGGGTCTCTCTCTATTCTAATTCCCTGACTAGTAAATAAAGGTCCTTCAGGATTTCCTGGAGGTGTACCAGATATAGGTGTTCTAGGCAATAATAACTTTGGATTGTTTCTATTACCAAAATCGCTTATAGTAACAACTTCGTGTGTTCTAATATATCTTCTATATAGTTCTGGAGTATAATCAAATACATAGTCATTTAATCGTCCAACTACTAGGCGTGTTACTTCTCTTGGATTTCCTGGTGTACCTACTTCATTTTCCCAGTCACCACCTTTGCGTAAGTTTCCAGAGTTGCGTGGGTTACCCATACTAGCTATAGCTGCTTGAGTTTGTCCTCCTGCTAATCCATCAACAGTAATACCGGCACGTCTTTGAAATGCTTTTAAAGCAGTTTCAGTTCCGCCTCCAAAAATACCATCAACTGGTCCCGGGTCAAATCCTAAGTCCTTTAGTTGCTGTTGCAATACTTTTACTTCGTCGCCTCTGTTACCTCTACGTAATGTAGCTTCTGATAATAAGGATTCGCTTATTTCTAACTCAAAATTGTCATGTCCTAAATCAAATAATCTCATGGTTATTTCCTCTACAAGTTCTTCTAATCTGTTTTCGTTAATAGTATTATGTAAATTATATTCTATTCCGCTACCGTTGTCGTAGTCAAAGGAATATGCTTCGGATATGCTTTCTGTAAGTATTCCGGTATTAATTTCTAAATTTTCATAAACTTTTTGTGTGTTTGTTTGCTGAGGAAATAAAATTGTAACAGTGTGCATTTATTATCACTCCTCAATGATTTAAAACTATAGATTGTACTGCACCGTCAGTCCAATTGCTTACATAAGTTCGTACCCAAACATAGTTACCTGTGAAATTGTATATGTAACTTCCGTCACCATCTGTATTTTCGGTAGTAGGTAATGTAAACCAGTCTTCATCTGTAGGATCTGTTGCAAGTGTGCCTTGCATTACTACATTTCCTTTGAATCCGCTCACATTATACTGAACGCTGTGTAAACCGTCACTACGTCCGTAGTATCCGTCACCTTTAAATTTGTCACCAGTGATAGTCTCAGACGTACTATCTCCTGGATGTGTTTGATTAGATAAAATTATTTCACTTGTACTTGGCATAATACTATTTATCTATTCTGCTACATACACTAATTTCTCTAATCTAGCAATGTTATCGCCTACCATCAATTCTGCTATTAACAATGTTTGAGAATTTTTAACATAAAAGTAATATCCTTTGACCCATCCGTTATGCAAACATTCTTCTTTTGCAACGTCACCCATTTTTGCTAATTTTGGATTAGCATCTACCCATTTTGCTAAACTTGGTTGTCCTTTTTTAGGTCCTAGAGTAACTTTATACTGGTATTCCGGTTCTTTGTCAACTAAAATAATGTTTTTATCAGATTGTAGAGCAGCAAGTTTATTAGGATTCGGCTCCCAAAAATTTGCCACTGCACATTGATTTATAATTTTTGTGCAAAAATCTCTATCATTTGTGTATATAAACAGGGTATTGACTTCAACTCTAATTTTATAGCAATCGTGTTTTAACAGTATACGATAAAGATTTATAGCATCATAGAAGTTTGTCGTAGAGATAGGATAATTAAACCTACCTCTACTAACAATCACTTGTTCGTCTGTACTACGAATGGTAGCGTTGAGTTCGTCAAGTACTTGTTTTGTCCAACTCAACTTACCAGCACGTTGTCGCTCTGTTCTAAAGTGACCCGCAAGTCCATTATAGATTTCTATTTTGTATATATACTCGCCATAATGTAATTTTTTAGTTTCACACAGCCTCAACAGTTACGGTTTCCTCTATTAAATTCAATTTTTCACCATCGCTGTCTATTCTAACTTTACCACCGTCTTTAAGAGAACCAAATAACATAATTTTACTAAGCGGTTTTTTAATTTCGTTATCAATTACACGCTGCAAAGGCCTTGCACCCATAAGAGGATCGAACCCACTATCTACTAGATAATCTAATGCCTCGTCTGACACTGTTACTTCAATCTTTTTAGCAGTAAGTTTATTTTTTAGTTCTAGTAAAAACTTGCCTACAATTTTTAGCATTACAGGCTTTTCAAGTTTACCAAATGTAATTACACCATCAAGCCTGTTTCTAAATTCTGGTGCAAAGTATTTTTTCAACTCCGAGTCGTCATATTCTTTTTGTAATGCTTCACCAAATCCTATGTTATTTTTTTCTGCTTCTTTTGCGCCTAAGTTTGTAGTTAAGATTAAGGTACAATTTCTACCATCAGCTTCTTTACCATTACTACCGGTAACTCTGCCATTATCCATTAATTGCAATAAGATACTACTTACATCAGGATGTGCTTTTTCTATTTCATCTAACAACAATACACAATTTGGATGTTCTTGTAATTTTGTTATTAATTGACCTGCATCTTCTTCAAACCCAACATAACCAGGAGGAGAACCTATAAGTTTACTAATACTGTGTTTTTCTTGATACTCACTCATATCAAATCTTACAAGTTGTACACCTAGTTGAGATGCAAGTTGTTTTGCAAGTTCAGTTTTACCTACACCTGTTGGGCCCATAAACACATAACTACCAACAGGTTTGTCTTCTTCTTTTAAGCCTGCTTGAGCTACTAAGATTTTATCAACAATTGTATCAACAGCATTGTCTTGCCCGTATACATTTGCTTTTAAATTCTTTTCTAAATGTATAAGGTTTTCGCTTTCACGTTCTTTTACTTGATCTTCTGGTATTTTTATCATTTTTGCAAGTTCAAATTGTACATTTTCTTTACCTACAACTTTGTCTTCTGTTTGATTATTAACCTTAAATCTGCTGCAAGCAACGTCAATAAGATCGATTGCCTTGTCTGGCAATTTTTTATCAGTTTGATATTTTATACTCAAGTCAACTGCTGCTTCAATAGCGTCTGCTGTGATTTGTGTTGCATGATAATCTTCGTAATATTTTTTTAGTCCTGTGAGAATTTTTACTGTGTTTTCTCTACTTGGTTCATCAATACTTACACGTTGGAATCTACGCATAAGAGCTCTATCTTTTTCAAATGCTTTTCTAAATTCGTCCCATGTTGTACTTGCAATTACTTTTATGTTACCTTTTGCAAGTGCAGGTTTTAACATATTTGCAAGATCATTTGAATTACCTTGTCCGCTCGCTCCAGCACCACTAATCATGTGTGCTTCGTCAATAAACATAATTGTTTTGCCTTTTTTCTGCAATCCTTCGAGTACGAGTTTAAAACGCTCTTCAAAATCTCCTCTATATTTACTACCAGCAAGCATAGCACCAATATCTAAACTATAAACTGCATATTCTTTCAAAAACTCTGGTACATCACCGTTGACAATTTTATGTGCAAGTCCTTCTGCAATAGCAGTTTTACCAACACCCGGATCACCTACCATTAGTACATTGCTTTTTGTACGTCTTCCTAGTGCAAGTGCAACTTGCTCAATTTCCTCACTGCGTCCAATCACTGGATCAATTTTTTCAGCTTGTACTTCAGCATTTAAATCTGTTGTAAACTCTTTAAGTGCTTTGTTGAGTTGTCCTACATTTGCATCACTTACTTCAGAATAAATGTCTTCAGAATCTGTACTAACATATGCACTAAATTTGTCTTTATTTACACCATTTTCTCTAAGTATATAGTTGCTATAAGATTTCTTTTCACTTAGTATGCTCATAAAAACATCAACAACTTCGATGTTATTGCGTCCACTAAATAACACCTGTGTAAAAGCACGGTTAATTACACGTTCAACAACTGAAGTTTTTTTAGGCTTATATTTGCCTTCTGTTTCGATTTTAATATCGTCACATTTATTTTTCAAATACATTTCTGTAGTTTTTCTAATATGTGCTACATCGACACCAAAGCCAGTAAGAGTTTTTTCAAACTTCTCTTCACATAACATTGCAAAAAGTAGATGTTCTAAAGTTACGTATTCGTGCTTTAATTTTTTTGCATCATTTATCGCTTTATCGAATACAATTGCTACTTCTTTACTTGGTTCAACCAACTGCTTGTCTCCTTAATTTTTTTCTTTTTCTTACTGCTATGTCATACGTAAGTTTGCTTACACGATTCATGTATTGTATACCGTGTAAATGATCATATTCGTGTAAAAATACTCTAGCATCTAATCCATCAAACTTCTCTTCTACATGTATAACACTTTTCATGTCACTTGTCAAGGTATCAAATTCAACAATTACACTTACTGGTCTGTTTACTTTCAAAAATAGATCAGGATAACTTAGGCAACCTTCTAGACCTTTTTCTTTTTCGTTTGACATTCCTTTAATCACCGGATTGATTACAGTTGTGATATCTCCGTGTGTTTTATTTTTATTAGTTCTCATAATAAAAATTTGGAAGGGAAATCCAACTTGATTTGCACTAAGTCCTAAGCCTTGCTCTTGTTTTAATATGTCTAGCATATCAAGAACTACAGGTGCAGGATGCATAGTTTCTAGATCAAACGGTTTTACTGCTTGGCTAAGAAGTGGATGAGGTCCTTGTATTAATTCCATTTTTTAATTCCTGTACTTTTTTTAATAATTCTATATCGGTTATATTTGGTGTTTCGCCTAATATTTGAACATATAAATGTCCAATTTGATTTGTGTTAATTTGTGGTAATCCGTGTCCACTTAAACTTAAAGTAGTTCCAGGATTTAAACCTTTTGGTATTGTCAAATTAACTGAGCTGCCTAAGAGTGTTTCTATTTTTATTGTTGTGCCTGTTATTAAGTCTAGTATACTACATCTTTTAATAATTTTCAAGTGATTATTTTCTCTTTTAAAAGTTTTATGTGGCTGTATAGATATTTTTACATACAAGTCCCCTCTAGGCATACTTGGATTTATATTATCTCCCATTCCTGCAAATCTTAATGTATCTCCGTTGTGTACACCAGGCGGTATTTTTATATTTGCAGTTTGATTTAGTCCATTACTTAGTGTGTATCTTCCTAATATTTCTTTGCCAGTCATAACATCACGTAAATTTATTTTTACAGATAATAGTATGTCAGGATTTCTGTGGCGTCTTTGTTGTGCTCTACTGTTAAAATCAACTTTTGGTTTATTTTGTTCACGATCATACATAAAACGCTTATCAGCATCTTTGAGCGTATCATAAGCAGCATTTATTTGACTAAATGTATTGTTATCGCCACCACGGTCTGGATGATGTTGCATCGCCAATTTTTTATATGCTTTTTTAATTTCATCTGGCGATGCTGATTTAGTCACGCCAAGCCTATTGTAATAGTCCATGCAAATACTTATCGCATGAACTATTACAATTAGTTAGTAATGACTACTTTTTCTTAGTGTATGCTTGCGCACCAAAGAATGCAGCAACAATACCAGCAACGGCAACGAAGTATGTTGGAGCCATTGATCCTAGTGTTTTTTGTGCTTCATCTAGTCCCGCTAAACTTGCGCCTACAACTGCAAATGGATATAATAATAGTCCAAACAATGCAAACCAAGTCATGTTACGCTGTGCATCACGCATTGCATCTTGATCTTCTAGTGCCTTGCGTCTAAACTCAAGTTCCATTTGTTTTTCTTCGTCGTCAACCTTGCCATCCCCATTTAAATCTGCAGGATGATATCCACTTGCAACCTGTGGAGCCGGAGCTACTGCTACTGGTGATGCCACTGGCGCTGGTGTTGCTGATGGTTTTGCTACTGGTGATGCCACTGGCGCTGGTGTTGCTGATGGTTTTGCTACTGGTGCTGGCTTAGGTGCCGGTGCTGTGCTTTTGCCTTTTAAGTCTTCTGGCTTTTTCCTTGGCATGTTAACCCTCCATTTTTTCTATATTACCGATATATTCTGACATTGAGTGATCGCCAAAATTATCTATCTTGCCCTGTCTAATGCCCATATACATTCCACGCCAACGATCCTTAATACGTTGCCATGTTGTCAATTTACGATACTTACCGTATGCATTCATATAATGCTCTGTACCATGATGGATAAATCCCATAATTGCTAATGGTACTCTTGTTACAATGTCGTTGTTGTTTACCCATCTATGATGTACAACGCCTAAACTTTTGCAATATTTTTTCCATCCTACTCTTGGCGAGCCGTAAGTATATAATTCTTCTATTGGATTTATATCTTCATACAGATGGCAGCGACTTGCCATAATAGTAGCCATTGCAGCACCTAGGCTGTGTCCACAGAACCATAATTTTTTCTTTTCATTTGTTTTACGGTTAATATCTTCTAGCACCATAGGCCAAAGTTCATCTACTTCGTCTTTGAATCCTTTGTGTACACGACTTACTGTTTCTGCAATTACAGGTACAGCATTTAAGTCGGCTTTAATATCATTAAATTCGCTTGGTTGTGTTCCTCGACAAGCAATCACTAGATCAGTTTTATTCATAAAGCGGTATGCTTGTGCGCCTTCTTTATTGTAAAACTCTACAGTAGTAAAGCCTAATTTACGAACAGCTTTTTTGACTTGTTCAATGTCGTCTTGATATGCTATACTTGCTAAATTAGCAAAAAGGAGACTACGCTCCTTAAAGTTCATCTCCGTTATCATTTGTTTTACCCTCTAATTTGTTTAAACGCATTTCTATTGCGTCAATTTTTTTAGTTATTTTTGGATATTTTTTACGCCAAGCATCTTCTGGCTGTTCTAGCCATGTCCATCCCCAACGCTCGACTAAAAAATCCATTGCATTATCAAATTTAGCATAAAGCCACAAAGCCATACGAGTTGTACTAAACCAAGTTGAAAATGCTAGACCTATTATAGATCCTACTATTGCAGTATAGATCCATAATCGATCCCCTGCCATTTGTGTAATCATATCCCACATATAAAAGCCCTCTTATTATGTGTGTATTTATTCGTTTACAACAGCGTTATCCATTGCTTGTTCTGCTTGTTTGTAATAGCCTTCGTATGCTGCTATGATTGCTTGCTGTTGTTGTACAAGCGCACGTATATCACTGAAGTTAAGTCCTAAGTCACCGTACCCGTCACCGGTTAGTCCATAGATAGCAAATGGTTTTCCACTTGCTGCAAGTTCGGCTATTACTGCATCAACATTACCTTCGTTGATAACAATCCATTCTAGTTTGCGCATGTTGAGTTCGTCAACAGGAGGTAGAGACAGTGTAGGTTTTTCAATAGGTTTAGAACTTATTTCAATCTGCTGTGGCTGTGTTGAGCAAGCCGCGAGACTTATAAGTATCGTAAAGCCAAGGACACTCTTTATTAAAAGCGATGTCATTTTCTGCGTTCCTTTCCTTCTCATTCAATTCGGCACCAGATAATAGTTCAAAACATCTACCTGCATTTTCAGTGCCTCTATTCACTGCACGTTCAATACCTTCAGCATTAGCTATTGCTGCTGCTGTCAAGTCTATTTCTTGTAGTTTATCTGCAAGTCTCTGATTTTGTCTGCGTATACTTGTGTACGCCTCGTTTAATCTAGTGTTTTCTTGTTGGGCACTTGCATAACTTACTTGCAAACTTTCCAATGCTGCTTCGTTTGTTTCTACTGCTATTTCTAGTTTAGCATTGTTTTCTTGTAGTATGGCCATGCGTTGTTGTGTGTCGTTGTAATACCAGTAGCCTATGCCACCCATAATACACATCACTAAAAACATTACTCCTGCAAGTTTTATGCCCATACCTAAACCACCTACCCTAATAACTTTCCCAGCGTGTTTGGTCCTACAATACCATCTGCTACTAGTCCGTTTGCTGATTGCCATTCTTTGACAAGTCTAGCAGTGCCTGGACCAAAGATACCATCTGCTGGTGAAATATTTAATATTTCTTGTACTTCTTGTACTAATGGACCACGTGAGCCTTGACGAATAGTTTGATTGGTATTCAACTCTTTTTCTTCTTCGACTTCCATTTCCATATCGCCGCCTAGAACATCTAAAGCGTGTGCCCAATGCTTCTTGCGATCTTCTAGTCCAATAGTGCCACCATTGATACGTTTGGTCATTTTTAAAATGTCCATTGCATCACAATGTTTATTAATATTGTTTTCATCCCAGAACCAGCAAGCTGAATCTAGGGCGCCTTTTTTTGTTCTGACGTAGTCGACTGCTTCTTCTGGTGACATGTCAACGTCTTCTGCGAATTCAGTATAATTGTATCTGCCTGTAAGTTGAAGAATGCCACCGCCCCGAAATCTCCAACCGTCGCCGGAGGCACTATCACCGTTGTCCATTCTATTTGCGTAAATAACGTTCGCAATTTTTTCAGGTTGTCTATGATATTCATTTGCATCTCTCCCTGCACGTTTGAAATATTTTGGAAATATAGTGTTTAATGCTTTTGCACTATAATTCAAGTTCTCGCTTAGTACTCTAAAGCCTCCGGACTCGTGCCCACATTGTGCAATAAAGCCTGCTACTCTTGGTATTGTGTTTACGTCCCAGAGTGGAAGTATTTCGCACATAGCTTCATACCATTCTTCCCAGTCGCTTCTGTGGATTAGTTCTTCTGCCATCCACGGTTCAAAATCAAAATCAAAATCTTCTTTAGCCATAATTAATCCTTTTGTTTATTGCAGGCCTCACATCTGCATTTATTACAAATTTTTTTGTTATTATTGTTGGTGAGCTATTATAGTCTTTCGACCACGAGTGTATATCCATTGTTTTCCAGTGTTAACGTTTTGTCACCATATTTAGTAACATTGTAGTCCCCAAGGTATTTAGTTAAAAAGAGCACCTCTGCGTAGTCATTCATGTTAATTTTTTCTTGCAAATTTTCAAGTATATTAACAGTAGGACCAAAATCTTTTACTTCAAACCCTACTGGATCGGCATAAACTTTTTTTACAATCAAATCATTTTCAATTAGACTAATTTTTTCTACAAAACTTTTATTAAAAAATTCTTCGTAACTTGTTTGTTTAGATTCCATCATACTAACTGTATATGTATTTGGATCTAGTGGTACTGTGGCCATTATTTCTTCTAAACTTACGTCTTTACTTTTGAAATTTTTATGATATCTAAATTTAAAATCTTGATCAGTTAGTTTAGAAACACCATCTACTATTTCCATTATTCTATCTGATATATGTCTATCACGATCAATCTCTATAAAAACTTTGTAGTTACCGTCTTCAATAGTACCGGGGGTGTTATCTGCATCTAAAACAAATTCAAAACCAGTTTCTATAAAACGCACTAAATCTTTTGCTGCTTCTTCTTGTTTTACATCAAAACTCATTACAACAATATCTTCGTCACTGCCCATTTTACTTTTAAAACTATCTATTTCAAAAATATTATACACTAGATCTTTTAAATCGCCAGCTCTTAAACCCATTATACTGTACCTTCCATTCCACCAGCGTCTAGTCCGGTATCATTTATTTGTGCTGTATTTGCTTGTTGACTTAGTTGTACATCTTCTACTTCGCTTTTTTCAATTGCTTGTGATCCACCAAAAATATCTACAATTAATTTTTTTGGAATACGTATTTCAACAATCCAAATAGGGTGTTTATCTAATTTGCCTTTTTTAGTTCCTGGACGAAAATCATTAGGCGATTTTATCTGTCTAGCTCTTAACACATGACCTTTGGCAATTCTTACTTTACAATCGTAATCTAATAAACGTTTTGCACCGGCAGGATCTGGCATATTTTTGTAATCCCACATAAATGTGCATGATACCCAATGACGTTCAATTTGTGGGCCACTTGCAAGTTCCCCTTCTTCCCAGTTATCGTATACATATACGCCTAACTCGTCAATTACTCTTTCAAAGTCTTTTAAAACTCTAAAAGAATTATCGCTGTCATAGATTGTTTCTAAGTTTTTAATTATATCTAATGTGTCGAGAATTGCCATGGTTATTTCCTTTTACAGTAGTATTTATCAAAAACTTTTTTACAGTAGATATTATTCAATGCGCACTTAACTTTTTGTTTCAGATAGTAAATACCATAGCAGGAGTGATTTCCTGCTTTGGAATCACCCTGCTAATCGATCCATAAGGAGGTATTGATGGGTAAAGCAAAAGCTAAAAAAATTAGTAACAATAATGTTGTTAAAATTAACAACTTTCTTCCACAAAAAACTCGTAACATTACGCTGATTCCTAGGAATCGAAACCAAGAAAATTATGTACTTAGTTTGTTAGATGAAACTAAGAATATTGTATTTGGTATCGGTCCTGCTGGTACAGGAAAAACTATGTTAGCAGTACAAGCGGCTGTAAAAAGTTTTATAGAAAAGGATGTTGACAGAATTGTTGTAACTAGACCTGCTGTAAGTGCCGACGAAGACTTAGGTTTTCTACCCGGCACACTAGAAGAAAAAATGGCACCTTGGACACGACCAATATTTGATGTGTTTAGAGAACATTTTTTTGCAAATGAAATTGAAGGTATGATAAAAGAAGGAGTAATTGAAATATCGCCACTAGCATATATGCGTGGACGAACGTTTAAAGATTCTTATATTATCGCTGACGAAATGCAAAATGCAACACCAAACCAAATGAAGATGCTACTTACTAGAATAGGAAGTGGTAGTAAAATGGCAGTAACAGGAGATCTTGCACAAGCAGATAGATTAAAAGACAATGGATTAATTGATTTTACAACCCATTTAGAATCAAAGGAACTAAAATATATAGATGTATGTCAGTTCGAAAGTAAGGATATTGAAAGGCACGAGGCAGTCAAAGAAGTATTAGAGATTTACGGAGACACTTAATAAGAACGTATCGAAACAGGATGATTATATTTTTCATCCTGTTTCAATAACATCATAAGATACTCATTTTTAGTATAGATTAACGTCCAAGAACGCTCCTTGATTGGCGGCCTACCCATTGCGTCATAAAATATTTCGCCTTGCCAATATGTCTTTAACCAAATACGCTTTTTGCTCCAACTACTGCGTGTTGGCCACCATGCGTAATGTTGGTTCCATTCAACTTCTATTTCAACCGTTGGCGGCATTAAGTTCGTTTGCTAATGGAAATATTTCAGCAATAGCTTTTGCACAAGCGATTGCAATATCCATATGCTCTTTTTGTGTACCATTGGCACTACGTAATTCGATATAATGCACCCAACTACGGATAGTACCATTCATATACAAACGTGTTTTAGTAAGACCTTCTGGCAATACTTTACGTGCTTGTTCTTTTGCAATGCCATTAGAAATTGCCCAATCATATGCTTTACCTGCTGTATAAATTACATCTTGTTGTAATTCTTCCCATTTTGTAATTAGGTCAGCTGCATTGTCATCGCCAAGATCGATTTCTATAGAGTTTTGACGATTTTTTAGATCTTGTAATCTTGCTTCACTGGTAACAAACGCTTCTCCCATTTCACTAGGTTCTGCATAACGCTGCGAAAACTCTTGGAATGCAAAACTTCTATGTCGCACAATTTGATGTGCAATATCACGTGTTGTATCAATTTCTAAGACAGCATTAGCCATTTCTAAAGGAGACCAGTGCTGATGTTTAATCAAATATTTAATTAATCGTTCGCTTGTTTCTTTGTTAATTTGTGCTGTTGGGTTAGAAACTTTTGCACAAAACGCAATTAAATCCTGTACGTTTTCTAAACCTTCTGCTTTAAACTCTTCTGTGGGTTGTGTATAACTTACTAATCGAACGGCCATTCAGCTAATTCTCCTTTTAAATTCGATAATCTTTGGCTTAAAAAATTTATTGTAGTGTGTATATGACCAGTGTCATGCGGCTGCAATAAAGTTTTGTAATATTGTATTTCTTCTTCTAGTACATTTATACGCACTAGGTCATTTATTAATGTTTGGTTGCTCATCTAAAATCCTGCGCATTGTGTCACTTGCATACGTTTTAAAAAAACGTGGTCCGATACTATGTACTATAACAGCTAATACAACAACTTGCAACCTAAAAGCAATGCCAAGGGCATGTTTCATGTGTTGCCATCCTGTCATGTTTACTGACTTTAAATGTAATTTACATTGTTTACTTAACACTAATCTCCCTTTCCAGGTGCTTCACTAAAATATTCCATTTTGCCTTCAACTCCGTGCCAATCTGCTGCATCTTCGGGTACATCTTCAGAACGCATCTCTGTGATATTAGGCCAAATGTCGCTCCATTTTTGATTAAATTCTACCCACTCTTTTGCACCTGTAGCACTATCGGGTAATATAGCATCAGCAGGACATTCGGGTTCACATACTCCACAATCAATACATTCAACTGGATTAATAACCAGCATATTTTCACCTTCATAAAAGCAGTCCACAGGACATACTTCTACACAATCCATATGTTTACATTTAATACACGAATCGTTAACTATATACGTCATTCAACATCTCCATAAACATTGTAGCACCGTTGGCAACATTTTGTTGCCATGTTTCTGCTGCATCCTCGTCTGCAAAATCGCTTACATACTTATAACACTCAAAATCAATTCCCATAGAATTTGCAGCCTTTCCTATGGCGTATGCTTCCATATCAACTAAGTCTACATTTGCATAATCAAACCAAGGATCATGATCCATTACAAAACTATCACCTGTACCTAATGTAATTTTTGTGTTAGTGTTAAGCATAATTGGCCCAGCAGTATCGTCCTTTTCAAACGGAGTCACACCTCTTGGAGCTTGCGGTTCGGCTAACATATCTCTTTGTAAAATTACATCTGGTTTTACAAGTTGTCCGATAAGATCTTTGTTACTAACAATACCAGCAGTACCGTAATTTATAATTTTTGTGCAACCTACTAGTTTTCCATATTTCATTGTAGAAATTGCAGCATTGACTTTACCTACACCACAATAAGATATTTGAAAATTAGACTCCGGTCTCTTATCAAAAAAGTCATTGGTAGATAATTCATTTTCTAATGCTACTATTACCCAAATCATAAAGCCCCCAATCTAATCAGTGTTGCTGCTAAGTTAATTTCTGGATCTACAACCAAAGTGTGATCTACCAATCCTTGCTTAATAATTAGCACTGCTTGATCCTGTTGCTCGTCTGTTCCGAACAACTCAATATTGTCATACAACCAACGATAGATCTCTTCCATTTCTTCTGCTCGTACAGTGCCACACAATAGCTTACGTGCATCTGTAATCTTGCCTGCTTTGAACAGTTCTACCATGTCCAGTTTCCAATCTGCTTCCCCACTATCGCCTTCGTTGGGTTTTGTAAGCACACCTTCTACACTGTTCATTTGTACTGTGTTGATACACTTACGCAAGTCTGGATATGTTGCTTTTACATATGTGTCAAGTGTGTCTAAGTCTGGAGTTACGCCTTCTGTGATAAGGATCTCTGCAACTCTAGCAGTAAACTCTGTTTGGTCAATCTTAGCAATATGAAAGCCTTGACATCTACTATGAATAGCAGGAATAATTCTGTTTGGATAGTTACAAGTAAGAATAAAACGTGCAGTAGTATGATATTCTTCCATCACACCACGTAGTGCTGCCTGTGCGTTTGGCGACAAGTAATCAGCCTCATCTAGCAACACAACTTTAAAGTCACCAAATGGAATCATTTGCACAAATGCAACAATCTTATCACGTACATCATCTACACTGTTGGTTCGACTTGCGTTAATTTCTAGTATATCTAATGGATTTACATCAAGCTCGTTAAAAAGTAGTTTAGCAAGAGTAGTTTTACCAATGCCAGCATTGCCACTAAAAAGCAAATGCGGAATAGTTTTATCTTTAATCCATGTGTTAACTTGATTACGCTGTGCATCATCTCTAAACACATAACCTTCTACCGTCTTAGGACGATACTTTTCTACCCATAATTCTTTCATTATTTAATCCCATAAACTTTCATAATATTTTCCAAATAGTTTAAATCCATTTGAAATCCTTTCTTGATATTTTTTACGACCTTCCCAGTCATACTCTTTGGTATCGTTAGGGCCACGAACCATTTCGCTCATACCGTTTTCTAGCGTCTTCCACTGTATATCGCTAGTACCGCTTTCGAACTGTTCTTCCCAGCTGTCATCAACCTTGCTTTCAAACGCCCAAATCATTTCGTCTATAATCCAATCCCAACGCTTGTGGTGATTGTCGTCTGTGTCCCAATCGTTCTCCTTAGGAGGAGCACTAGTGCTGCGCAGTTCGTCAGGCACATCTTCATCATCTGTCCAAGGCGAACCATGTTTAGTTGCTTTGAGTTGTACAAGCATAGGCAATATAATAGGAGCAAGAGTATCGTCCATGCTCCACGTATCATACTTGTGAATCTTTATACTTGTTTTTTGCTTAGGGGAATACCCAAACCAATTGTATAACCAGTTGTGATAAAATCTATGACTAGGATACTTTCCAATCTTAACTTTCATCACTTGCCTCTATAATTAGTTTTAACCTTGCTATTTCGTTAGGAGTCATTTGTATTGTATCTAATACTTTATCTAAGTCTTTCATACTGTGCTTTTGAAACTGTTGCGTTTCTTCTGTTTCTACCATTTCAAAATTATCCGATATAAGTTCTGCTATTATAGCAGTCTTTTCAAACTTTGTCAATTAATGTACTCCACTTTTTAAGTTTTTCTTTTTTATAATCCGATCGATCGTGTAGTTCACGCCAATCCGTAATTCCATGCCCTACCATAAGTTCAATCATGCAATGCACATCGCCAATTTCTTCTACTAGTTTAGCACGTTGATCTTCTTCGATTTGGTCGATACTATCATATTTGCGTAAAATTTTTGAGCATCGCTGTGTTAGTTCGCCACACTCTTCAGCTGTAATAATCATTAATTGTTGTAGTGTGTTAATAGGACTTTTATCCACAATTTACTCCAATGTTTTCTAGCATATCCTTAGCTTGAGACAAATTATTATTTTCTTGTTCTGCAAATTCTTGCATTAGCATGTCTTGAAGTACCAATGCCATTTGAAACTCGTCATCGCTTAAAGTTTCAAAATATGCAAATAACTCAGCTGTTGTATCTAGGCTCCACAACTTGTCTAAAATACGACATTGTTGCTCAGTTAATCCGTCAATTCTCACAGACCTAACTCCTTGTATACCATTTGAACACCTTTGGCTTGGAAGTATGCGTCTGCTAGTGCATTGTGTAAATCGCTTTGCATAGCTTTGCGTGGATCTACTTTTGCCATTGAGAATAATGTACGGCTATCACGCACTTGCCAAAACTGCCATGGAATAGGTTTACCACGTTGCCGCAACATATCTTCAATAATAGTAATATCAAAACCATAGCCGTGTCCCCACAGTACATCAACACCTACCATCCATTTGGGCAAGCTATCAAGAAACACATCAACGTGTTCACGCCCGTCTGTTCCAAATGCTTCGTCTTGCACCTTTTGATCCTGACGGCTCCACCAAGCAATAGTATCGTCGTTTACACTACGGTCTTGACTATCCAAGTCTAGTTTGTAATAAAATTCGCTGTGAGGTTCCGAATTGTTATGAGGATCAAATTTTACCCCACCTACTGTGAGTACAGTTGCTTGCGGTGTAACGTCAAGCGTCTCGAGATCAATCATTGCGTGAGTTGCCATTAAAAGTTTTCCTCTACTGCCTTTATGTGTTTGCACTTTTTAAATGCAGGACAGTCGCAACTAAAGCCTTTGTCCAACATTTCTATATTATATATACCCTTACTACCCTCGGCTTGCCAAATTGTACCGATTGCCCAATGTTTTTTTGTGTTAATAATATCACTTGGATATACTTTAGGTCCGTATTTTGACATTGCCGCCACTCTGCTTGGTTGTTATAAAATAGTTATAGCATATTACTTGACAGTTGTCAAGTACTTTGTCAACATTGGATGAGCAAATGCGAGACTTTTATCAGTTGTCTTATCAAATTCCTCTGTAAATTTGCAAAACTTATCAAATAAATCTTTATCAAACTGATAATTAGAAAAATATTTTTTTATCATATTATTTTTACAAAGTTTTTTTACATAGGCTGGAGGCAACGCATTTAAAGATAAATGGCGTGGACTTGTGCAAATAGTAAAATGTGGAGGAAATCCACCTTCTAAATACATGCGCCCAAAATTGTGTAATAAAGGTATTTGGTCAACATTTAAAGCATTTATTACAGAATGTCCTGATACATTAAACCCATGCGATTTCCATAGTTCAACATTTTTTATTTTTTCTTTCCATATTGTACCTTCACGTATATATTCATCTCTATGCAATATACCATCTACACTTATACATACATTTACATTTGCAAATTTTTTAAGATAAGAAAGATATTTGTGTGGAAAGAATGTTGCGTTTGTATTAGTAAAAAGAGTAGTTTTTGTTAAGTCTACTCTTGCATCTAAATATTTAAATAGCTTACCTATCTGCGGTGTAATAAATGGTTCGCCGCCTATGTATTTTATTATTTTTACATTACTTAAATCTACAGGATCAAACATTTCCTCTACGCTATTACTTATTCTAGCGCAATCTGTACTACCAAAATCTACAAAGTCCAACAAACGAGGATTTGTTTCTATACGTTTAATATAGTCTGTACTAAAGTTTGGCGCACACATTCTACAAGTTACATTGCAATCATTACCTAAACTTATTTCTATAAATTCAATTTCATCGTTTTCAGTTTTTTTATGCTTGATACTTCGATTGTTGCCAGTTCGTAGACTGTTGTTGTTGACTTGTTCACTTTCTTTACAGGCTTTACAACCTTCGTGCCAGTCACCAGATTCCATTGTATTTTTTAAGTCTTGATATTCTGGTAAGTTTCTGTAATCATCAAACGTTATGCTTGTCCAATGATTGGATATTAATGGATCTTTATTGCTGTTTGATCTATACATACAGCAAGGAATTCTATATCCATTAATATCTAAAGCTAAATGACTCTTATAGGCAAAACATTCAGGCATTCTGGGCTCTGAATTTTTCGTAAAGTTTCCAACCTTCCCAAGCAAACACTAGCATCACACCTGTTATAAAGCCGCCGCCAAATAATGTTGCTAAGGCTAGTGTGCTTAGTAGATTAGCAAAGAACAGTATGACCGGAATGTCATACCATTCAAAGTTTTCAAATAAATTGGGCAAGCTCTGGAGCCTTCCATCCTTCTGGCTTTAGTACCTTGCCATCTTCACGCTTGCGAACTTTACCAGTGTCAGAATCGATTTTAGCAAAGTTAGTATCCATGACTTCTTTCCAAGCACCTTCACCATTCCAGCCTGCTGCACGAATAGCACCCATAGTAACAACTAATATGTCGATGAGTGCGTCAAGTTGTTCGACTTTATCATCTGCTGCAACAGCTTCTACAAGTTCACCTACTTCTTCATCAATAAGACTTAGATACATTTTGTAGTTTGATTCGCTTGGCGGTTGGTCACACGCTGTTGCAAATGTGTCAATATCTTTAAATACGTCTGTCAATTATCTTGCTCCAAATGATTCTGGGCTTATTTCTGCCGGGCCATCGTCATACTCTGCTCCAAGTTGAACGTCATCTGGTTTTTTATCTGAAACCATTAATACACTTTCGGCTTCTACCATACGTAGTTGTATTTCTCCGTTGCCTTCGTCCATATCGATACCACGAGTCCAACGTCCGTGTTCGATTAAAATCCAGTCACCTATATCATAATCTTCTTTGTTTTCTGGACCTTTTGCATGTACTTGCGCCCAACGTGGATAGATACCTCTAGTTTCGCCATCGTCACTACGTATGATAAGTCCGCCTTTTGTCTTTTGTTCGCCAAAATGCATATTGCTTACTATTACTCTATTTCCAATAGGAGTTAGTTTACCTTTAACTTTTGGGGTTATTTTATAACCGCCGGCCGAAAATTCTGTCATATGTTCCTCTTATGTTTTCTTTATAAAGTTACCATCAGCGTCTTCAATCCATTCTTCTTTTGGTGCAGGGGTAGTTTTTGAACGTGTTGTTGTCTTCTTAACCGGTGCTGGTTCGTCGTCAAATTCTGCAAGTTCTTTTTCCTCTGCTTTACTAAGAGCGGTAGCTGGCGGCATTACTGCTTTACGTGTAGGTTCATCGACCACTGTTCCTGAATTGTAAAAGTCTTGAATTACTTCTTCTCGCTTTTTAACAATTTTACCACCAGGGCCAAGTTCGTCTCCACGTGCATTTACTTTAGCATTACCTACCGCAGGTGTCAACTCATTTCTTTTGATTAACATATCTAAATCAATTTGTTTGCCTTGCATTGTGCGATAGACTTTAGCTTGTTTGTTTTTCATTGCCATTATATGTCTCCTTAGCAATATTTAGTTTTTAAAAATGTCAACTAATGACTTATTATGTTTATATAAAAGTGTTTTGGCTTCTAAACTGTAACCTGGAATAGGATCTGGATTGCCAGGATATTTAGGTGTTTCTTCACAAATTATAAATTCTTTAATTTTCTTTCTTTTTCTAACAATTTTATTCCATTTTGGTTTATTAGATTTTACTATATATCTAAATCCGGCAAATTGTTGCCCTGTCCATGTTTTATTACTTAGTTCTACATATAAGTTATCAACCCTATCGTGAAACCAATCGATAATTGGTACTACACTTTCACAACGTAAAACTGGCTGGTATTTTCTAAAATCGCTGGTATTTGATATATGTAAGTAAACATGAGTTTGATTTAAATTCAACTTATCAAACAATTCATAATACGATTCTGCATCGTTTCTATCTACTTTTATATCAAGATGATATATTTTTTTAGTTAAACACGCATCGTATTCTTTTTTGTTGTCTTCCGTCGGCGGCGGAAAGTCACACGTAGGTGCTATATACAAATCTTTATAACCATCCATTCTTATTGCAATACTGTGTTCGTATAAAGGAAGATTGCTAAGAACTGATGCAAAAGCAAGTTCTTTTCTATTTTGCTCTTGTCCTTCGATTATCTCTATCATCGTAAAAATTCATGCCAGTCTAAATCATATTTAATACTATTGATCTTATGTACACCTATTAAGTATAACACATAACTCGCTACAGAGCTACCTCTGCCAACTCCCCATACGATATTGTTTTCACGCATAAAGTCTACAAGATAGATCATATAGCGTAGTAAGTCTTTCATGCCACGTTCTCTAAAAGCATCTAATTCTTGCCATATACGATCTCGTACATGCTGTGGACAGGGTGTTTCTGCTTTACCTAATACGTATTCATATACGTTAATGTCTTTGTATTCATCAGGCATAAACCATTCACCTTGACATACACCGTCAAAAGTCTTTTGATCTACGTCTAGTGGAATATACTTTTGTAGTTTGTCAAAGCCTTGCTCTTCCATAGCAGTATTGAACTTGTCTACATCGTCTGATTCTTCGCATAATACCACATGGCACTTGTCAACATGACCCGAATAGATCATGTCAACTAAGTCTTTGTTAGAAAATCGTGGGATACCGAGAGAGTCTGTTTTCATTAGCATACATATATTTTAGCTTACTTTTATTAGGTTGTCAAGATCATTATCATCATTTTGTTGAGATAATTTTGCTTTACTGCGCTGACGTTCTTCTAATTCTAATTTATATGAATCCATTAAAAGCATCATTTGATGACGTACTGATTCGTCATGTGTCATAAAATACATTCCGTTGAGTTTGTATAATTTTTGTTCAATTTGATGATCTGTGTATTTATCTAACTTTTCAGCGTGAGGGTGTATCAACTAAAAGCTGCCTCGTAAGATAAAAATACGTTAGCGCCACCATCATAAGAAAATGCTTTAATTAATTTACTATTGGCTGCTACTGCTCCTGTTTGTATAACATTACCAGTCCATGCACCATTGCCATCAGTTTTTAGAGTACCTGCGTTTTCTGTTACGAATGTTACCGCACGATCACTTACACCATCACCATAAACTTGCACACGCATTTCACAATAGCGTCCGCTGTTTGGCCAATCAGTAAATGTTAGAGTAATATCACCTTCAGCTTTAATTACATGATGATGTCCGGCAGTTAAACTTATGTTTGCTGCTGATAAAATCCCATTTGTAAAAGCACTTGTATCTGCTTTTTCTACAGACTGAGCAAGATTCACGTTTTTTTGTTCAAAATTATTGTCAAACTCGTTTGTTACATCTAATCTTGCACGATTTCCTTGTAATGATTCGATCTCTAAAATAGCATTTCTAAAGTTTTCTTTAATAATGTTAAAATTGTCACGAAATCCTTGACTATCATTATCCTGACCTGCTACTGGATATTCTTCGTCAATTGTTGTATACGTAATGTTACTTGCCATATTTTTTTCCTCTCAATGTATTTAGTTTAGATTATACATTGTATTTGTAATTACTGAACAGAATATACTGTTCATTGCTGTTATTTAATGTACTATCAATAATATATCTATCAATTTCATAATCTATTTGATTAAAATTAAAATTGGTGCTATTAATATAATTATCAATATTGTCTTTTACAAAGTTACCAGTACCTGGCTTGCAATATGCTAATGGTAATGCAAAAACATATTCTTCGCTTGGTGCTCCTACTTCTTGTTGAGTTCTCATCCATAAAGGTAAGAAACTGTTATCTGTGATAATTTGATCAAATTGTTCGCTATCGTTTGGTAACGATGTTTGAATAGTTTTAAGTCTTTCTCTCATGTTACTAATGTTACATATATGTCTTAAAATATCTTTGTTTTGTCCAGCAAGTATACCTGTATTATCAGTAGTGATTGTATTTCCGTCTGGCCTATGTCTATAGCTACTGCTAGTTGTAACAATACTACTACTGTTTTCAGTTATAGTAACATCTAAGCCTGTGCGTAGCGTTATCGTAAAACTAATACCCAACGATGGAACATTTAAAATATCATTAACTCCGCTGCTGTCTTCTGATCTTAAAACAATATCTAAACTAGATGAACTACCTACAAATTTTATAGGATTGCCATCTCTGCCTGCCAAAGCGTATGACGCTGCACTTGTTATAATGTCTGCACTATTATCATCTAAAATTTCTAGTTTTACACTATCAATTGTAATTGGACTACCATATTTTGTTTTAAAGTTTTGTTTAGTTTTACCTTTTTTACTATCGCCTTTATCTATTAACTCTATATAGACTACTTCATAAACAACATCGTTTTGTCCTCGTTCTTTTGCAATAGCAGTCTTAACATTTCCAAAATAAAAGTTTTTCTTTTTGTGATTCAATGCCGTAGCACCAACGTATTCATTTATGTTTGTAGTTTGTATGCCTGCATATAATAAACTTTTTAGATTTTTTTGCACACCAAAATTTCCATCTGCTGGACGGTATATGTATTGAGGTGTAAAGATCTCAACATTATTGATAAATTCGTTAAAGTAATTTCTTTGTTGCTTTGGTAAAAACGGTTTCATTGAAATATTTGTATATAGATTATTATCAGGATCTAGAATATTAAGTTCAAATGTTTTTACTGCAATCTTATCAGCAAATTTATCTTTTACTAATACAACAAATTCATATTTACTGTCAAATCTTGTTGTTCCGTTATCTATTGTTGTTTGGTTTGTGTCGTACAAAGTTAGACCTGGAACACCTGCTACACCAAACTGTTGTATGGCACCTGTAATTTCGCCAGTTTTTTGTAGAGTTATTCCTGTAGGTAGTTTTCCTTTTACAATTATATATTCTAGTCTACCTAATCCTGTAGTAGTTTCTGCTTCAACTCTTAGGGTACTAATTCTGTTGGCTTGTAAATTTGGTAGAAGTCTATCTGTTTTCCATATTAATTGTGAGTCAATTTCGCCTTGTAAATCTAGTGTAAAGGTTTTACGGACACTTACAATTTCTTGATCGATTGTTCTAATACGTTCTACTATGTTTGATCCATTTGGTGCACCGATAGCAATTGTAGAGTCGTTAGCTAATGTTCTGATTAAATTTGAATCTAATATAACCTTGTTAAAATTATAAGTTTTGCTTATATCTAAGTCACTGCTATCTTCTTTATAAAATAATTTTTTTATGTCAAGTCTGCGATTAGTTGCGGCAGTTTCTGGCAATCTAAGAATAATTCTAGTCTGCGATTCGACTGTAATGTATGCATCACCTGAGACACTATTATCTGATAAGAATCCTTCAATTGCTCTTGTAATTGATTCAGCTAACGTTTCGCCTTGTATAGCACCTTCTACCTCTAGTGCAGCACCGTCTCCTGACTCTACAGTATATTCTAAGTAAGGATTAATACTAGTAATTTTATATTCTTCATTTGCATTATAATTAATGTATCTATTTGTATAAAACAATTTACTTTTTTCGTCTATAGAATCGACAAAGAAATAGTTGTCTCCATTTACACCTTCAGTATATAATTTTAAATTTTGTGCTTGAAATGTTGGAAATAATGGTTCTGTTAGAGAAATAACATCATATTCTGCATTACTATTGTTTACATTTTTTACCACATACGATCTGTTTTCAATTGTAATATTTCTAGCTCTCAGTAATTCTAAATCTCCTTCGGGTAATTTTGCTACCCTAATTGAACTAATGCCTGCTCTAATATCGTAATTTATAAGAGCATTTACTTCTACTATTTCATCATCGCTTTCGCTGCGTTCTGCTCTAATAGTAAATTTAAATTCTTTTTCTGATACTGGCTGATAACCAACTCTTCCTGCAATCTCTCCATTACTTCCATCTAACTCTAGTCCTGGTGGCAAAATACTTTCGCTTCCATCATTGTTAATTGGTTCTAAAATATAACTTACTGTACCTAATAAAAGATTTGGGTCATATACTTCCATCGGAAGTGTTATGTAATTGTTTGCACGTTTCTTTCCTAAATAACTATTTGTTAACCATGTCGGAGATCTCAAGTATGTTGCATCAGCATTAAACACACCACTAGCAGATTTCATAATGGTATTATCAGCACGTACAAAATCGTCACCTACTACAAATATATTAAATTTTCTTTTTGTTGTATTAACACCGTCATTTACACTTACAAAGAATTGATAATTTCTATTTAATTTTTTTGGTTGTTTTGTAGCTACACCAAATTCATAATTTTGAGCATCAAACAAATAACTATCAAACCCATCGCCGTCGGGTATACCCCAGTCAATTGGATAAGCATCAAATACATTTGTATCATATCCAGCTTCTGCATCTGCATCTAAAGCAAGTAATGGATCTACAAAGCCAGTGATTTTACCACTTTTGCTTAAAGTTAATCCTCCGGGTAATTCTCCGTCACCGTCTGCAATAAAAAATTCTAATTCTTGTCCTGCACGAGTATCGTTGTCTTTGGCTTCTATTTGAAAGTCAATATATGCATTATCTAATATATATGTTGTAGGCTCGTTAGAAGTAGGAGCAGATAGACCTGCTTCGTAATCTAACATTACAAAAGCGCCCTCGTTTCTATCAAATCGTTTTATATTGAAACGAGTTGTATTAGCAAAAGTTTCTATCCATAATTCGTCATCGGCAGGATTAAGCGGTTCGTTAAAACTTACAGTAAAATCTTGTGTTAAAAATAACCCAAATTCAGAATCATATTTTCTAATTACAGGAAAGAATCCAGTATCCGAATTACCTAGCTTCCACCAATAATCCACTGTTGCATTAGGTGGTTGTGCAAATTGAGCTGTAACTCTATTTCCATTGTTAAAGTCTACACTAAGAACTTTTGTATCTAATTCATACCATCTGTCTTTTAATATATAAAATTTACTTTCACCGTTATTAAACGATGCTACTATTGATGTACTATAGCTTTCTAATGTAGTAGGCTTGCCATTTACAACAGAAACTTGTTGATCTACATATGTAGTTCCGTTCCAATATTTTATACCCCATACTGTATTTGCAGCATCTAACCAATAACGTCCACTTGGTTCCGGTCCAACTTTTAGGTCGCCTTCGGGTGTTATAAATTCAACATCGTCAGGTCCATTGATAAACATCTTGAATGTTCTATCAGCAATACCTTCGTTTGATGTTGCTCTAATACAAAATTCAAAAGAGCTGTAAACACTTACTTCAAACGGATTACCTGTTAAATTATTTTCTATTAATGATATTCCAGGCGGCAATGCTCCTGAAATTACCTTTGTTGTTACATCGTCTGGATTATCTAAAGGCAACGGAATGTCTAGTGATATTCTCTCTTGAAATTCTCCAAAGCTATGTCCAGATCCAACTGTCCATTCTGGTAATGCCATATTAGCTCCCTACTGCACCAAAGTCAACTACGCTCCTTGAGGGTTCGGTAATACTTCCTAAATCAACATCTGTATCATTTAAAATGAAATCAAATATGCTTGTTCTAACATCACTAAATGCTCCAAAGTCCCACCCAAATGCCTTTTCAAGTTCTACAACAGGAATGTTTAAATTTATTGTAGATAAATTAAAGATACCGTTATTATTAGCATTTAGTTGTCCTGCTAATTGCGGCTGTGTTTCGTGTTGTAGTTTACTATCTATTATTATTTTATTAGGTGTTGTATTTCCATCAACACTAACTCTTGCAGCGTTTCTGCCATCCACATTTATAATAGAACCTGCACCACTAATTATACTAGTGTCAGCATTGTCTCTAAAAATAAATTGTCCTGCAAGACTACTAATTTCTACTTCGTTTTCGTTTTCGGTTAATGTAATGGCATTACCCGCTGTTAATGTTTTAAATGCTAATTCTTGTCCTGTTTGGACTTTAAAAATTTCAGCACCTACGCCTGTATTAATTGCGGTAGTGGATTCTGTACGTAAATCTAAATCATCAAAGTTTTCGTTTACTTTGATGAATGCTTCTCTTAAATCATCCCCTGTACCGTCATTAGCTACTAAGCCCACGTTTATAGTTTGTAATGGCATGTTTCTACTCCGTTTTTAGTATTTATCAAGTTCTAAGTGTAAGTCCATTACGAGGCTTGAGTAAATTTGACATTGCAAAAGGAACTTTGTTATATCTGTTAAACATAATTCTATTTGGCGAACCGTGTAAACTACGAGTTTGATCGTAGTCAACTATACTTGCTGTATCATATATTATTCCATCTACCGCATCATCTTCGATTATTTGTTTTGCTTGTGCAGGTGTAAGACTTGAATCTTTTTGTAATAAACATGCTATAACACCTGCAACTTGAGGTGACGCCATACTAGTGCCACTTATATTAGTTTGTCTAAAGCTGCTATTTTTTGAATACTCTGCATCAGCAAATTTATTTGTGTTACTTGTACAACTCATAATGCTTGAACCAGCAGCCCATATATTACAACCAGGTCCAGTGCAACTACTTGTAGAACGTGTATCCAAACTTCCAAATGTAGAAGAATTAATATTTCCTACTATCATTGCATCATTACTAAACGGGCTACTACCTCTATGATAAAAACTATCTCCTGACCCTGGACGATTGACAGTATTGTTATAATCAGGACCGTCCGGTACATCAATTTTAAATCTACTATTTCCAGCAGCGATACAAACATGTATTCCGTCGTCTATCATATCCTGAACATCAGCATCAACACTAGCAACACGAACAGGCATTCTAGTTGTGTTGTTGTCACCGAACACAGGAATAATAATTCCTACAGCACTTTCCAACGTTGCGCTCGAACTGCTATAATCGGTAGCAAAGTCCCATGCAGTGCCTCTATAATTTCCTGTTGTGATATCGGCAGGGTCTAAGTTGTATCCATACCCCCAACTCATATTTACTACAGTTGGTCTTCCAGCATCGGCACCACTTTTTGAGTTATGCCACAGTCTAATAGTATCAAAGATATCACTTACACTAATACCTGTACCGGCGTCATCTGCGCCTTCTAATCCGCTAACTTTTTGCGAATATACTCGAGCCCCTTTAGCCCATCCAAATGTCAACCCTGCTGCAATACCTCCACAATGTGTTCCATGCCCATCTGTATCTCTGTCGTGGTTAGCATTTTGCGTACCACTTACTCCGCTTGCTGTATACCAATTTATAGATCTATATCGTGTATTGCCAGCAGCATCTTGAAACTCTGGATGATCAGCTTGTAAGCCGCTGTCTTGTATTACAACATCTACGCCTTCGCCGTCAAAACTATAATTAATAGTATCCCCATCTGCGTTATTGCCAGTAAAATCATACGTTTCACTCATATGTCGAAACAAGCCCCAGTTTTGAAAATCGCCGCCGTCACTTGTTGTTTTTGTAAAATTTCCAACTTGTTTTGCATTAAATCCTATACTAATGTCAGTACGATATTCTGCAGGAATTTCTACTGCTTCAACCCGAGGGTCTCTACGGATCATTGCAGCTTCTTCGTCGGTTAATGAAAAATAAGTTTGACGTCTACTTCCTGCTCTAGGATGTGCTATATCTACTTTCCTGTTAGGAATATTATCTAACAACGTATATCTAGTAAGATCATCTTGTATTTGATCTATAGTTGTTCCTCTGTTGGCTATAACTGTATAGACCTTTTCAGTCATTATAAATTGCTCCAGTTGCTTCCATCGTAGAATTGACAACGACCAGCATCGCTGTTTGCTATTAACATACCAAATACTGCTGAGATACCATTCCTTGTACTATTATCCATAACTGGTAATTGTAAAGGTCTAGGTGAGTTTATATTAGGTACATACATAAATCCGCCATTACCAGCGCCGTCTGCATTACTACTATAAAATGCTAATGTTTCTGCGTTGTCGTCATAGTACATATCACCTGTTGCACCAGAGATACCGCTTGGTGCGCCAGAGCTTGCAGGTACTTGGAATAATCCTGCAATTACATCTACTCTTCCTGTAAGTGATGCATTTAAAACAATATCGCTACTACTTTCTAGTGTTGGTGTTCCTGTACTACCGCTATCAACTCTATCAGCTGTTATAGTACCTGTTACATCTAAGTCACCTGTGATATTAGCACCACTTGGTATATTCATAACATTGCCATCTGACGTGTCAATGTTAAAACCGGCAAGTGCTATTAGTCCACCACTCGGTGATACAGTAACAATAGTACCGCCTGCTAAATTTGTAAACAAATTTCCACTTACTGTTAAACTACCAGCAATTGCACTAGCACCTGATCCTGTAATATCTATATCAGTTGCTTCAAGTGATCCTATTGTTGTTAAACCACCATTACTAACAGTAAGGTTATTTTGAAAATTTACTGCTACGTTGGTTGTTGCGCCTCTATCAGTAACACTTTGTAAGTCATCTTCTTCTTCAGTTATGCCGCCGCCTGAACCTTGTTCATCGGCTGCCGATGTCCAGTTAGCACCATTCCATTTTAAAACATCACCAGTATTAGGTGTGCCTGTATTTACATCACCTAAGTTACCTAATGAATAAGTGCTTAAATCTACTGACGGTGCTTCCCCGGTATAATCAATTTGTATTCTACCTTGCCCGTTAATAGCAACACCAATATCATCACCGGCAACAATTTCTGGAAACGCAACTTGGAATTCACCAGTGTTGTTATCATAGGTAAATGCACCAGTTCCACTGTCGGCTATTTTTGAAGCAGAAAGATCTGTTAAAAAACCGCCTCCGCCGCCTCCGGTTATAGTTTCAAATTGAAACTTTATATCTGATCCTTCTAATTTTCTAACAATTAAAGTATCGCCGTCTGATGCTCCATCTAAACCTTCTAAGTCTGTTTGGTCTTGAATTCTGCTTACACCAAACTCTGTTGGTTTATTTTGAATAAAAGCCGGACTATTTTGGTTTTCTTCTGTCCAATTTGCTTTCGTCTGAGAAGTTAACGGCACAACTCCGTTTATTGTTAAACTTGTAGTATTAACTTCACTTAATGATGTTACACCTGTTACACTAAGACCGCCTGTGATTGTTGCGTCTGCACCAACTGACAGCGCACTCGACAATGATAAGTCACTTAGATTAACAATACCTGATCCTTCTAAGTCAATACTATCGCCTGTTGGTAGTTCTTTTATTTTACTATCAGTTGTATCTACTACTAGTGGAAATCTATTTGCCATTATTTTGTCCTTGTATTGTTATACATATTTATCCTTACGGTGCTGAGCTCTTATATGGGTGACTTACAGGTAAATTACTTGTTAATCCCCATTTGTGAGCAAGGTAGCCTTCTGCTTTTTGTACATCTGTGATGTCTGTGCCGCCTGTGCCAGGAATACTTGCTACTGAGAAAAATTCTGCCATTCTGCCGGACATACGTTCGTTTGCTCTGTTGCGGAAGATACGTAG